CCTTATCAGCACCTGATTCATCTCTCTCTGCTAATGTTGTTTTAAAAGATGGTTTAAATATAATGACAGGTAGTAATACTTTTAATAATATTATAACGGGAAATATAACAGGCAACTCAGCAACTTCTACAGTGAGTAATTCAACCTTATCAGCACCTGATTCATCTCTCTCTGCTAATGTTGTTTTAAAAGATGGTTTAAATATAATGACAGGTAGTAATACTTTTAATAATATTATAACAGGAAGTATAACAGGCAACTCAGCAACTTCTACAGTGAGTAATTCAACCTTATCAGCACCTGATTCATCTCTCTCTGCTAATGTCCCTTTAAAGAATTCAGTAAATATATTTTCTGCTAATAATACTTTTAATAATATTATAACAGGAAGTATAACAGGCAACTCAGCAACATCTACAACAGCATCAATATCAACCGCTTCAACATTAACAGCAGGAGGTAGTGGGACGATGAGTGTAATTTTATCAAATGGGACAAATGGTAATTATCCATTACTTACAAATATACCGACTTACAACGCAACAACAGCAACACTTAACTGTAATGCGTTTAATGGTGCATTGACTGGTAATGCTACAACTTCTACAGTGAGTAATTCAACCTTATCAGCACCTGATTCATCCCTCTCTGCTAATGTCCCTTTAAAGAATTCAGTAAATATATTTTCTGCTAATAATACTTTTAATAATATTATAACAGGAAGTATAACAGGCAACTCAGCAACTTCTACAGTGAGTAATTCAACCTTATCAGCACCTGATTCATCCCTCTCTGCTAATGTTGTTTTAAAAAATGGGGTTAATGTTTTTACTGGTGCGTCTAATACTTTGTATAGTAATGTTGTCGGTTCAACCCCGTATTTAAGTTTTGATAATACAGGTGCAAATTTATATATCTCATCCGCTAGAAATGGTGCTCCAGATAATGCTCCTCCATCTTTCACAACTGGTTCTTTTAATCATTGTATTGGGTCGTTTTGTGGTAATTCAATAACAACAGGAATTGAAAACTTTATTTTTGGACGAAACTCGCTTGCCAGTTTAACAACTGGACAAAGAAACTGTGCTTTTGGTAATGCATCGCTTAGTGGTATAGCAACGGATTTATCTTATAATACTGCAATGGGTTGGCGTTCTGCTTTGTCTTTACAAACGGGAAACATTAACAACGTTGCTATTGGTCAATTATCCGGGGGTAATGGTGCAACAATAAATGCAACTAACTGCACATTTTTAGGGTCTGCAACTCGCACAAATTCAACAGTGACTCTTTTTAATAAATCTAGTTGTCTTGGCGCTGATAGTATAATAACGGCATCAAATCAAATAGTATTGGGGACTGCTACTGAGACGGTAAGCGTTCCTGGTGCTTTATCATTCCAACCCGCTTCTGTTCTTGACACCTTTTTAACCTCCAATGTCTCTTTAAAAAATGGGACTAATACATTCACTGGTATAAATGGTTTTACCCAAAGTATCAATGGTGATATTACAGGAAATGCAATAACAGCAACTGGAATAGCAACAACAACAAATATTATAAATGCATCTTATACAATCCCCTTTGTTACTTCTGTTATTACTACTCCTGCTCAAACTGTATATGTTGGAACTAATGCTCCTACGTTAAATCCTTCTACTGGTGCAATTACGGCGGTGAGTAATATATCAACAACAGGAAATTTTAGTGGTAATTCAGCAACTTTTTTAGGTGTAGTTAATAGTAGAATTTATCAAGATGTTATACAAAATATTGTAAATGGTCAAACAATAGCATTCGGCAATGGTTCAGTGTTGGTTGATACAGGGGCAACCGCATTAACAATTACATTACCAGTTTTAGGTGCAACATCTAATGGATGGAATTTTACTATTCAAAAAACATCCGCAACAAATCACAATTTAGATGTAAATGCGGGGGCGGGTAATCAAATGGCATCACTTGTAAATGTTTTAAGTGCATCTTATAGACTTACAAACGGAATATACAATCAATCTTTTAGGTTTATTAATCCTAATTGGTATCCTTATTAAAATATTAACTATATATATATATGCTTAGTGAAGTGTTTTACAGTTTAGTTTTAACATCATCAATCGGTTTTTTATTAGCAGTGTGTAGATTATTTTATAAATCAAAGTGTAGAACAATAGAAATCTCACTTAGGGGGATTCGTATTGTTAGAGATATTGATAATGAAGAGAAACTGGATGAAATCCAAATATCACGTCAATCATCAAATAAAAACACTGGTGATTTAGACACTGGTGCTTTAGACAATAATGAAGAAAAAGTTTAATCTTTTTTTGGTTTATTAAGAAAATATTTTTAAAAACTATAAAAATCAACACATATAATATCAAAAGGGACGTCACCCTCTATTTTAAATCTTTTTTGTTGTTGCTCATTCATCAACCTTTTAAAACTATTTAAATCATATCCTAAATGAAAAGATTGAATAAAAAGTATTACCCATCTCCCGCATGTGTTAATGCCATTCTCTTCACTTTGATATTTAACCTTGTTATAAGTGTATTGATGATTTTTTAATAACTTAGATAAAAATCTTTTATCTTCTCCTAATATGTTTTTAATTTTATTTGAGATAAAATTTAATTCAGCATCAACAGCAAGACCGTAAGAATCAAACCAAATATATTTATCATTTTTTCTACAACAGGTTGTCCAATGTCCTTCATTACGATGTGATTCTATTAAAATAATAACAAAATCCTCATTATTTGGTAATAAATCCTCAATAGTTTTATATTTTGCTAATTCACTATATTTAATTATTTTATTTTCAATATTAGGAAAATATCTTAAAAAATCAGTATCACTAATCATATAAGAAAGTTTTTTTCTGTATCCATCAATTTTTAATTGTTTTAATCTATCCATATATATATATAAATATAAATAAAAAATAATTAAAAATTAATTTAATTTTATTCTCTAGAAAATAATCTAACTATATATTAATTAGATTATTAAAATGGTGCATTACGAAAAAGATTATCAATATGGAATTGCTCAAGAAAAAAAAATATTACCTTTTCTTATAGATTTTTTTAAAACAAATATTCAACAATTTCCTAGTAAAGCAAAATTTGATTTTTTTGATGATAATACTAACTACGAAGTAAAAAGCAGAACAAATACATATAAACGATATCCTACAACACTTATAACAATGAATAAGTTAAATAGTCAAAAAGATTTAATTTTATTGTTTAATTTTACAGATAGTTTATATTACATTAAATATGATGAAGAATTATTTAAAAAATATGAAACTCAAGACTTCTCTCGGGCAGGTCTAAGTTGGGATGAAAAAAAACATATTTATATAGATATTAAGGATTTAATATTAATAAAAAAGTATTGATACTTTTGTATTAAAAAAATAACTAAAAAGTTTTTATTGTAAAACATTGTAAAAACGCATTTATCTCGTTAAGCATTTCGTTATCCTTAAAAGATGTTAAATGCTGAACGAGATAAAATTTTTTTAAAAATTAATTCTTTAAAAGATTAGATATTAAATAAAATTAAAATATTCTTAATACATCTATATCACTTTGATTTGTTGTATTCCAATTACCACCCTGAGTATATGTGCAAGTCATTTTTATAGTTATAAGGTCATTATCATTTAAAATATTTACTAAAAAAGGGACACTTACAGTAAATAGAGTCCCCCCTTGAATTAATGTAGAAGAATAACCTATATTAGTGCCAGTAACACTACCGTAAAAAACTTCAACTAATGCAATCGCATTACCCGCATTTTGAACAAAAAAATCCACTTCTACCTTACCTGTATAAATACCTTTAATATAACCAAATGGTGATGTATAATTAATACCACTAAGTAGAGGAGGAGATGCAAGGAATTGATTAACTTTAATTGACCCTAATGCAGGATAAACAGGTTTAGGGTTTCCTACTGTTGGATATACTCGCCCATTTATAGTAAATATATCATATATTTCTAAATCAGCAGTTTGAATCATTCCAGATGCTATATTATCAACACCTACAATAGATTTACCATTCGCATCATTACCATTTGTTAAAACTTGCTCTAAAGTCCCAGCAGATGGAACAACAGGCGGATACACAGCACCATTAATTGTTGTTACATCTATATTATTAACACCTACAATTGAAAAACCATTCGCATCATTACCATTTGTTAAAACTTGCTCTAAAGTCCCAGCAGATGGAACAAGGGGTGGATACACAGCACCGTTAATTGTTAATACATCTATATTACCAACACCTAGAATTGATTGACCTCCCGCATTATTACCATTTGTTAAAACTTCACTTAATGTCTCATTACTACCTTCAGGCGGATATGCTAAATTATTAATTGTTGATAAATTAACATTCGTTAAATTTGTTATTGATTGACCCCCCGCATTATTACCATTTAGTAAAACTTGATTTAATGTTTCATTACTACCAGCAGGCGGATATGGTAAATTATTAATTGTTGATAAAGTGACGTTATTTGTGCATACAATATTATCACATGCTAAAATAACACAATCAATATCACGAACACCTATAATATCTTGGTTATTTGCTTGATTACCTTGAATCAATACACTATTTAAATCTTGAACCCCAATAGGTGGATAAAATGGACTTCCTATAGATGATGCAACAGACATATTTATATATAATATATATAAATATATTTAATTTTAAAATTAATTTGTTAATAAATTAAAAAAGACGGATTATATCTACATCACTATCATTCGCAATAATGCCAGGGGCACCAAGACCACCAGTAAGAAAAAGAGATGTAATAGTAAGACCATTAACATGCCCATTACTTTGAACTAATGCAATACATGGAATACATGACTGAGTTGAAACAGCATTAAGAGCAACACTAGTATTTTGAAAACCTACAAGCACGGCACCAGCACCACTATTATAATTAATACTTATTTTTACATCATATGCACTACCCCCAGCACTTAAATCAAGTTCAGTTTTAATTAAATAAATACCTACAGGGAGAGTATATGTTAAAAGAGTAGTAGGGACACCTTCGGGAATATTACCATTAACTAAAGCAGGGACTGTAGTCTCATCTAAAATTTTAATAGCACCAAGACCAGGGAAAGCACCAGCGACAGAGTTTTCAGGATATGCTACACCTTGAATTTGTAGAGCATCAAGATTTTGAGTATTTACAGAATCACAACCTAAAACATCGCATGCAAAAGACCCACAATTAGAAATATTTAAACCCCCAGCACTATTACCAGCAGTTAAGACTTCTTGAAGAGTCCCAACACCACCAGCAGGAGGATATGGAGACCCGTTGATTGTTGTTAAACTAACATTACCATTACATATAATACTATTACAATCAATAACATTACAATCAAGAGTCCTAACACCTAAAATATCACGATTACCGGCAGTATTACCATTAGTTAAAACCTCGGCAAGAGTCCCAACACCACCAGCAGGAGGATACGCATTACCATTGATAGTAGCACATTGAACATTCCCTAAACAATCAACATTATCAGTCCGTAAAAATGCACATGAAATATCACGAACACTTGGTAAATCACGAATACCTATTATATCTTGACCATTAGCATCATTACCTTGAATCAATACACTATTTAAATCTTGAACCCCAACAGGGGGATAGAATGGAGAACCTATAGAAGAAGCAACAGACATATTTATATATTATATATAAATATATTTATTTTAATAAAATAACAATTTAATTTTAATTAACCTATACAATATAATCCTATAATAGAACCAGATTTTATTAAAATATTTGTCTCATCACTTGAGACAGCAACACATTTAAATTGAATAAGTTGAGTCCCATCAACATATACACAACCATTTACAGAAGGTTGAATTAGAACAGTTGTTATCGTAGAATTATATTTATAGGGTTGTTGGTCTCCATCAACATCTACATATAAACGTAAAATATCAAATGGAGCACTGTTTCCCTCTACAATAGGATTATAAATAAACATATATAAACCAGCAGGAGGAGTTATTTGAAATACTGTTGCAATTGCAGAAGATGGGACAGAAATTGTTGTAGGCACTACAAAAGCAACTGAAGACCCAATAGCACCGAATGGGTATAATGATGGATTACCTTTAAAGGGAGAACCGATAGAAGAAGCGACTGACATATATTATTAACAAATATTTTTTTTTAATATAAATAATTAAATATATTTTAATAAATACTTTTAAAATGCGGATTTTTACAGCAGAAATCTAATATAATCTAATTAAGACCTTTTGATTTGTTAATAATCTAAATAAAGCATTTAGATTATATAGATTATTCATTAAAAACAATCTATTGTGATTAATAACAGTAATAATTTTAAAATTATTACTGTTATTAATGTAATTAGATTAAAAACAAATATAATCTAAATAATCTAATGTGTTAAAAGGTGATTATTTAGATTATTTAATAATCAAAATAAGTTATTTAGATTATTAAGGGAAAAATCCGCATTTTAAAAGTGATTTAATAAAATATTAATCTTTAAAGAATTATATTTATAAAAAATATATGTAATATATATATATTAAATGAGTTTTACCAATTTTACACTTCCTGAAAAATTATATTACGATGTTGTTGCAACTAATTTAAATAGTGGTTCTAGTAAAGATTATCCATTATATTTTAATGAGACTCGTTCTACCCCCTTTATACAACAACCTGAAAGATATTTAATGTCTATTGTAAGATTTACATTAGATACCCCGAGTCTTCCTATATTCCTTCCAAGTATTCAACCGAATCAAAATGATAGAAATTTAACAATTTACTCAATAACTTTACAGTGGGTTAATCCAGCAAATCCTTCTCAATCTTTCTCACAACAAACATATGTGAGATTCCAAACACAAGATTTATCCGCCATTGTTCCTCCTCCTCCTTCTTTAAATGCTAATGGATTACAAAATAACAATACAGGATATTATTATATATACAATTATCAATATTGGGTATATCTTGTTAATTTAACTTTTAAAGAATGCTTTCTCGGTCTTGTTGCTCAAATAGAAGGCGCGGGTTTTGTTGCTCCTACACAATACGCTCCTATAATGACTTTTGATACTCAGTTAAATATAGCGATTTTAAACACTGATGTATTAGGATATAATACTACTACTAATAATTATATACGCATATTCTTTAATGGTGCATTATATCAGTTGTTTAGTTCTTTTCCTATATATATCGTAGGTCCATCTTCTCAAGGAGATAATGTTCAAATACAAACCTTCTCATATGGTGGGTCTAATCTCATACAGTTTCCATATTATAGCGAATTATTTACTGCTATTCAAACCTTTCAAGAATATTCTACTATTGCTCTTTGGACACCTGTTTTATCAATAGTATTCTGTTCTAATTCTTTACCTATTATACCGAATCAAATATCCGCCCCTTTATTAGTTGCTCAAGGAAATTCTATAAATAATTCTGGTAATAATAATAATATTGCCCCTATCATTACTGATTTTGTTGCTGATAATGGAATTTATAAACCATCTATTATATATAATCCATCCGCCCAGTTTAGATGGTGTCAATTACAAGGAAATAGACCAATTTATACTTTAGACTTAACAGTTTTCTGGAAAGATAGAGAGGGACAATTACAACCCTTTAGACTTACATCAGGTTCATCAGCAACTATTAAAATGTTATTTTCTTTAAAGGATAGTTTTGGAATGTCTAAATAAATTTAATTTTAATTTAATTAAATAAGTTTTTTTCTAAAATAAATATATTTATATATAATATATAAATATGGCAGACTTCAAAAGTATTTTAGTGGAAGACGCGCGAATAAGTATGCTCACTAGCGAAGAGGTTTTTGCTGTGAATGCTTCTGGTGCTCAATCAACTTATCAACAATATTCAGCAACATCGTCCTCTAATTCTTCATTGATATGGAATGTGCAAATACCAAGTGAAAATATTTTAATTGATAGGGAGGTTTTGATTCGGGCACAATGCAATTTTACTTTAAATTATAGTGGTGTTCCAACTGGACAACCTGCTTTTATCTGGGGACAAACCGATTCATTCCAAGCATTCCCTTTGAATAAATTATTCACTACTCAACAGGTAGTTATTAACAACGTCTCAACATCTACCAACACTAAAGATGTTATTGATTGTTTATTAAGAATGAATAGCAAAGATATGTTACAAAAATTTAATAGTATGACTCCGTCAATGGTTGATGATGCATATGGTATGTATCCATATGGTGCAAGTATCGGTGCTAATAATAACCCTGTTTTCGCATATAACAATGCATCATATGACCCCGCTTATATTCCAAGAGGTGCTTTTCCTTTAGATGGTTTTGTTGTTAAACATTACGTAGGTGGTAATTTAGTAAATTCTTCTAATATCAGTGAAGGTCTTACTGATTACTGGGTCGTAGAAGTCCAAGCAACTTTTACTGAACCGTTTGTATGCTTATCTCCTTTCCTCAATTGCGAACCTGGTAATAGTGCCGGTCTCCTTGGTATTAACAATATGTCATTTACCCTTAACGTTGATTCTTCTCTATCACGTGTTTTCTCATGTGCTCAATTAGTTAGAGGTTTAGATGGTCTCCCTGTGTTAGATGGTAATGGTGCTCTACAACCATATTTAAAATCCGTCGTTGGTGGTATTATTGGGGGACCTAACCAAACCCTTTTTGGCAGTCCTCAATTACTTTTTAATTTCCTTTCTCTTCAACCTGAAACTTACGGTAAAATTCAAACAAAAAATGTTGTGCCATATTTAGACTACCCGAGATTTTTATCTCAACAAACTCAAACAAATCAAATTTTACCCTATCAAACTGTTCAAATCACTTCTCAAAATATTCAACTTAATCAAATTAGTGATAAAATTATCATTGCTGTTAGACAACCGATGTCTAAACAAAATGCAGGGAACAGTGCTTCATTCTTAACTATTAAGAATATCCAAATTTCATTTAACAACGCATCGGGTCTCCTTGCGAGCGCTCAACCTCAGGACTTGTATAAATTATCTTCTCGTAATGGAAACTCTCAATCATTCTACGAATGGGGGGGACTTGCGAATAATAACAACAATGAAACAGGCGGGGCGGTTAGAGTCCCAACAACAGGGTCAATGCTCGTATTAGACCCCGTATATGATTTTGCCTTACCCAGTTTCCTATCAAATTCTTCTCTTGGACAATACCAATTTCAATTTAATATCACTGTATATAATCAAATGCCTTACGCTATTACTCCAGAAATTCTAATAATCACCGTTAATAGTGGATTATTCGTAACTCAAACAGGAACAAGTCAAATTTTCACGGGTCTTCTCTCTAAGGAACAAGTCCTCAAAACTAAAGCAGAAAATCCTGTCCCCCATCTTGATAGTGTTGAATATAAACGTTTAGTAGGTGGAAAACTCTCTAATATGGGAATGAGTAATCTTTACCATATGGTTGATAGAAGAAAAAAAGAAGGTAAAATGGATTCTCTACCGATGTCAGGTGCTGGGTCTTCTGGAGGGTCTAAACTAAAGAAATTTTACAAATAAAAAATTTAGATTATATTAATTTTGTAAATAAATTAAATTAAATTAATTGTTAAAATTATTATATTTATATATGTTATATAAATATAATGAATCTATACCAAAAAATTATAGCAGATGCAATGTTAAGTGCTAACCATGAATTTATTAAAAATACACCTCAGCCTATAATGTTAGGGGGACGTAAAGCGAGAAAATTCGCCCTCCCTGGTTATTCATCAATGTCGGGACCATCTACCTTATCAGTCGGTGATTTATCAACTTCTCCAAGACACAATGAATCCCTCGCTGAAGAGGATAGCAGTGATGAAGAAGATGAAGAGCATTACGGAATTTTTAAAGATGCTGAACCTGAGGAACATATGGGTGATGCAATGGGAGAACCTCATTATAAAAAATCAGGTGGTGGAAAACCTTCAAAATCTCATCGCTCACAGAAACTTTGGGAGGGGGCCCAACAAGTTATTAAGACGGTAATCCCGAAGAAGGTTTCTCGCGCTGTCACTAATAAAGCAGTAGATGAAATTAATGCATTACCTACCTATAAAGATACCCCTCAAGGACAAGAATCATCCGTATTAGGGTCTATTACTGGTTCTCAACAACAACCAAGTAGTGTAGGTATGGGACGTAAAGCAAGAAAAGGTAAAAAAATGTTAGTTGAAGATTTTTTAGTAGGTGGTGCCGAATTAGCATATCCTGAAGAATTATTAAAAAAAACCCCTTATCCTAAAGCTCGTATGATGACGGATGCAGTTAAATATAAAGGTGGAAAGAAACCATCCGCTAGAGGTGCTCTTATTTCTAAGGTAATGAAAGAGCAAGGAATGAATTTAGGGCAAGCATCTAAATATATTAAAGAAAAAGGATTAAAATAAATTTAAATTAATTGTTTAAATAATTATATTAATTATATATATAACTAATGCCAGTATTTAAAAATTCAAAAGCACAGGATAATTTAAGTAACGGGGATGTTTTAGCGGGTAAAGCAGTCTCCTTATTATCACGCGTAAATATGGGTAGTCAAGACCAATATAGTAAGACTCCAACAGTCGTAAATAAAACCGAATATATAGATAATTTTATAAAATTATTAAGTGATTTAGATAATGACATTGATTTATTAAATGCTCAAATACACGAAGGCAAATTAAAAGGTGGTGGGCGTAATGATAAAAGATTTCATTTATCTTTCCCTGAACCATGGGCAACAAGTGATACAGGGGATTATTATAAAATGTTATTAGGCGGGTCAAGCAGTCATCCCCTACAAGAGGATAGTGATGAAGAAGAATTAGACGACGAAGGATTTCCTATAAATCCAAATGTATATATACCCGCTAATGCTGATAAAGAAGCACCCGGGCGTATGGTTGATGATGAATATGTCCAAAAAGCAGATTTGACAGTCAGTGGTATTATTAAAACATTAGCGAATATTAGTAAAGAGTTAAGCAATGCTTATTTATATTTTGATGCTAAAATAAAACCTCTTTTAGGTGATTATTCATATCCCGAACTTTCAAAAATTGTTTTATTATTTCATCAATTAACTCAAAAACTTGATAAATTTTTATCAGGAGAACACAGAGATATACCTACCCCTTTGATTTCAACTATTAAACAAAAATTTGATGAATTAAAAACATTAGTAATAACTAATATTAACCGTTTTTCAGGTCATTTTGACATTGAAAAAAAAGATACTATTAAAAAAATAGGTGGTAGAACTAATTTTATACCAATGGGTTTTAATAAAGATAGACATCAAATGAGTCAAAAATATTTAATGTAAAACCTATTGATTAAATATATATTAAAAAGTTTTCATTGTGATTCATTGTAAAAACACATTTATCTCGTTCAGCATTTAAGATTCTTTAAAGAATATGAAATGCTGAACGAGATAAATAATTTTTTATAAAATTAAATATTACATATATTTATATGCAATATTTTGATGAAAGGAAGATAAGTGATTTTAGTAAAAATGTAAAAAATGTTTTTAATTTATTAACAATTACAGGTAAATATAAAATTATAGGTAGTGCATCATTAAAATCCATATTATACAGTAGTGATTACGATTTAATGGAATATGTAAAAAAAGGCGATAATACAAAAACTTTAGGTTTTTTATATAAAATATTTTTACAAAAATTTAATGATGCAAAAAAAGATAAAAATATTTTTATTACCGATTTTAAGTGCGGTGAAATCAACGATGAACCTATAAGATGGGATTATAAAACAATGATAAAAGGAAGACAAATGATAGGGGATAAGGAATATACTTTTCAAGAATGTTTAATAATGAAATCTACGATAAAATTAGATGCTATAGTCCTTATTAATGGTATTTTTACTGAATTTAGTGAAAATTATTATCTTAAATTAGGTGATATAACAAATTATAATAAGGATGATGTTAGTGAAAAAGGTATTAAAAAAAGTATTGAGGGAAATATTAAAGAATTACAAAAAGAAGGTAATTTTTACAAAATGTTAAAAAGGATTTTTGCATATAAATTATTTGATAAGGTTAATAATAAAAAAAAATTAATTTATTTAATAGATTATTTTAATAGTTATATAGGGATTATTAATAAATGTAGGGCAGAATGTGATATTTTAATATTAGTCTTAGAATGTGTTAATAAAAGACCATTGATGAAAGATATTTTTTTTAATTTACAGATTATAGGAGAAGCATTAAAAACTATTAAAGAAATAGATTTATCAAATTTAATTATTTTTATTGATAAAATACAAATCGTAAAAAATAAAAAAATATTAAAACATCAAATATATATTATTAGTCAATTTTTATTAAAAATTACTAATGATGATGCAAAAAAGAAAATGGATTTAATATAGATTTTTATTAAAATTTTTAATATTATATATTAATATAATATTATAATGGCATTAAATTTTGAAAAAGAAGGCAACCCTTTAGCATTACTTAGAAGTAAAACCAAACCAAAAGTAATCCCTAAATTAATATGTATTGATGAGAAAGATGAGGCAGTAAATCCATTTAATGAATTTAAATGTAACGATGACGGTGAATTAAATCTTTCAGTAAATCCTAATACTGAGAGACAAATTATTTATATTACTGGTAAAAGTGGGTCTGGTAAATCTTATTTTACAAAACAATATTGTGAAGAATATAAAAAAATATTTCCCAAAAGAATGATTTATTTATTTTCATCATTAGCAGAAGATAAAACAATAGATGCAATAAAAGATTTAAAACGTATTACTCTTAATGAAGATTTATTAAAAGAAGATATAACAGCAAAAGACTTTGAGGATTCAATGGTCATTTTTGATGATACTGATTGTATTACTGATAAAAAAATGAAAATAAAAGTAAATGGTATTCTTACTTCAATTTTAGAAACAGGACGACATTATAACACATCTATTATTTTTACGAGTCATATAGCATGTGCAGGTAATGATACAAAAAGGATTTTAAATGAATCTCATTTCTGTGTTTTTTTTCCTAAAAATATGGGTAATAAAGGATTAAAATATTTATTAGATAGTTATTACGGACTTGATAAAGAAGAAATTAAAAAAGTAAAAAAATTAAAAAGTCGTTGGGTCTGTATATGTAGGACTTTCCCACAGGTTGTTTTGTGTCAAAGTTCTATATATACTTTAGGGGATAATGATAGTGATAGTGAGTAGGTTTAATATCTAATCTTTTAAAGAATTATTTTAAAAAAATAATTTATCTCGTTCAGCATTTAACATCTTTAAAAGAATATGAAATGCTTAACGAGATAAATGCGTTTTTTACAATGAATCACAATAAAAACTTTTTTAGACAAGTTTTTATTTAAATTCTACAATGAGGTTTAAACTCTAACACCTCCACATTTTGAAACTTTTAGACATTTACCAGTTTTAGGACATATTTTAAAACCCGCTCCTTTTTTAACACCAAAATAATCAAATATTTTCTCTTCTTTTATTAAATCTTTTTCAATTAAGTTAATTATAATGTCAATAAAAAAGTCTAATGACTGTTTATTAAGGTCTGTTTTTTTAAATCTAGTTTTTTTTATAGATATCATCATATCATTTATTTGTATTTTTGTTTTTGTTTGTAAAAGTGTTTTAAGTTTTTCATATTTATCTTCTTTTTTTTTATTTAAGGATAATAATTCTTTTAATTCTCCTACTTGACTATTTTCTCCTCCAAATGATATTAATAAATTTAATAATTGTTCTTGAATTTTTGGTTTATATTTTGATATATCATCTCCTTTTATATATTGAAAACCACCTTTTGAATCTATTTTTTTTATATATTCATCTAATTGTTTCTCTGCTTTTACTACATATCCACGAATAACATCTTTAATATATTGGGGGTCTTCTTTTGTTATTTCAAAAGCAATTTTATAAACTTCTTCTGTTGTTTTTGTAGGATTTAAAAATAATAATTCCATGATAAATAAACTCCACATATTACAAAAACCTCCACCTTCTTTTTTTAAACTTTCTATTTCATTCTCTAACGACTGAAACCCTCTTTTACCAGGACATATTTCACTAGGGGGTTTATATCTTGGTGTATATTCTTTTAAATATGGTTTCATGACAACCTCAAACATTTTTTTTAATATTGTATTAATATTTTCATCGTCTTTATCATTACCTGCCCGCACTTTTTCACCATGTGGTTCAAATCTTTCAATGATTTTCTCTTCTGGTCTAAAAAATAACATATTAGCATGTCCTGACCCTTTTTTTGCAAATCTTAGAGAAAGAGGAATACATATAATTTTTTCACCGCGTTTTATACAATCTAATATATCTTTTGATAATTGTTCAGCATTATTAAAAAATTCTGTATTGATATTATCTTTTATATTTCTTGCATTAATTTTTAAATTTTTTAAATCTTTTGTTATAATTGCACATTTTTTCTCATATTGTATCAATAAAACAATATATATAATAATTTGAATTAAAACTGATGAATCGTAATCAACACCTGATGCTCTATATTTTTGTCCTAATTCTGCAAATTCTTTTATTTTTTCTTCTAATTTATTTACAACAGGTTCAATTTTTTTAACAGGTTCGGGTTCTGGTAAAATTACTTTTTCAGGTTCTGGTTCTTTAACAGGTTCTGGTTTTTTTATTTTTATATTTTTTTTAATAGGTTTAGGAGGTTCTGGTTCTGGTTCTGGTTCAGGTTTTTTTATTTTTTTAATAATTGTTTTAATAGGTTTAGGTGGTTCCTTAACTGGTTCTTTAACAGGTTCTGGTTTAGGTTCTTCTTCATCTAATTTTTCAAAAGATATTTCATGGTGTATAAGTTCATTGAGTAGTTCAGGTTTTTTAGGTTCATTTAAATGGTCTATTGCTAATATATCATTATCATGCTCATATGTATTTTTACCGAAAAAATGAACTGTAATATCTAATTTTATTTTTTTACCTTCTGGTGTTATAAATGATTCTTTATCTTTTTGTATATAATCATATGTATCTCCTGAGACTTGTCCATCCTCATCTTTACCTTCAATTTTATCAATAAAATCTTTTGGCATTGGTCTTCTTGATGTTATAGCGACTAATTGCCCACCTACTTTTAAACATGCGTATGCTCTTATTACGAAATCAGTATCAAAAACATCGTGTTTATACATTGTCATCTCACTTTTACGTAAATGAAAAGGAGGATTCATGAATATATAATCATATCTAATTGATGGTGTAAATCTTAAAAAATTTGTTGTATTTAATACATTAAGAAGATTAGGGGATATTTTTTGTAATTCTAATAATTTCTCTCTTTGATTTTTATCAAATTCAATAAGGTCTATTGATATATCATTTTTATATTTCAATGCTGGTTTTATTAATTCACCACTACCTGCTGTAGGTTCTAAAATTTTAATACCTAAACTTTTATTTGCTTTTAATGAAGAATGAGATATAACAAATTCCGCTAATTTTTCATTAGTAAAATATTGTTGGTATTGTGCTTCATCATCGCGTTTATTAGTTGCTACAAAAACATTTGATGGAAGTTTTAATATATCTAATTTTTCACCTTCTAATAATTGAGTATATATTTCTGCTTCTTCATCGCCTGTAAGTTTTCTTTGTAATGCTTCAACTCTTGCTTGGACTAATGGTGTTAATCTTTTTTGATATTCTTCAAACATTTTAATATCATTACCAAAATATTTTATAAAACTGTTAATAGTTGCCTGTTTTGATTTTGCTAAAATAAGTAAATATAAATCTATTGAGGGACTTGAATTTTTTAATGCATCATATTCATTCTCATCTATTTCAACGTCTCTTGTTAATAGTTCAATTCTATCTTTTATAATAACATCCCATGGCGGACTGTTTGCACTTCGTCGTTCCCCTATAGATGGTCTATAATTTTTATCTGCTAGATATTTTTTTAATTCACTTCGTAATTTTGCTATTCTTTTTGCATGTTCCTCTTCATTTTGTTTATATTTGGTATTGATTGCATTTTCTAACTTTATCATTTTATTTTTATTTTCATGATACTCTTTTTTCATTGCTAAAAATTCAGCGGATACATCTTTATTTTGTTCTTCTTTATTACTAATATCAACAAATTTATTAAAAGTCTCTATATTTTCTTTTTTCATTAATATAGGTCTTATAACATTAACATACCGTTTTTCTAGTGGTAGTCCATGATGACTTTTATAACGAATTGCTCTTGCTATAATTTGCTCACTTAGTGCCTCATTCCATTGCCCATCAAGTAATATAATATTATTACAATTGATTGTATCAACACCTTCTGCTCCTGCCTTAGATATTATAAGGACTCTATATTTAGAATTAATATATTTTTTTTGTTGTTCATCCATTATTGATTTATCAAAAAAATCTTTATTACCAAAATCATACCCGTTAAAATATCTTTTAGAATCTTCTTTCCTAGTTGAGGTTTCATTACCTGTAATAAATACGGGTTCTATCCCTGCATCTTTTAAAGATTCATTTAATAATTTTATACCTGCTTCAAATAATGCCGAATATACGATAAATTTTTCATCTGGATTATCTAAAATAAGACCTGTTATATATTGTATTTTTGGATTATCTACACCATCTATACTATTAGAAGCGTTGAGGACACCATTGTAAAAACTATTTAAATCACCTTCTTCACCACTTTCAATTTTATCAGCAAAGTGTTCGTTTGCATATCCTTTAAAACCTTTCCCTGAATTTTTAATATCATCATATTTCTCTGCGAATTCTTCACTCATTATAATGGGTTCAAAAAAATTTCTACGGTCTGGGAAAAAATCACTTTGGGGAGAGCGTGCGTAATAACTAATTCTATAATTAAAATAATCATCTCTTACATCTTGATGATAAAGCATTTCATTAAAATTTTTGGGATGTAAAGGGTCTCTTGAATCTACCATTGCTAATAAATTTTCAATATCATATATGTAATTAACAAATGCTGTCCCTGTAAGTGCTATTACTTTGTGTGCTGGTTTTCCCCCTCTTGTTAAAATCTCATATCCTCTTTTATTTTGGACTACTTTCATACCTATAACAGTTCCTGTTTCATCCATATCTGGTTTTTCTACTATCCATGTTCTAAAGTTGTGTGCTTCATCAATTATTAATAATGAATTTTCAGCAGTTATTTTTTTATTTCTTGTGAAACCGTCGTAAGTTAGATATTTAAATCTTTTATCTCTTACATCCATACCATACGCTTTCATTTCATTAATAAAATTGAATAAAAGAGCAGATGGACTAATAACAATAACATTATTATTAGGATATAATTTTAAATAATAGTATGCACAGACTACAGCAGTTAGTGTTTTACCTGACCCTACACCATGAAAAGCAACCGCACCTCTTAAATTACTAAAAATAAATTGTTTAACAAATTTTGTTTGATGTTCTACCATTGTTTTATAGTCTTCATATCCTTCTCTTGTAATATATTTTTTTAATGCTTGTAGAGGTTGTTTATAACGTTCATTTTTTTTTAATTCTGTTAAATATTTTTCTTGTTCTTCATCAGTGTATTGTTTCCCTACATTTTTTTTTAATATATCTTTAGGGTATTTTTTAGCGGGTTTTGGATTAACAAAAGGCATTTTATATTCTGGATTTTCTTTTTTCCATATATCAGCATCAAGTTTTAACATGACTTTTAATAATTCACCTTTATTCAATGTTTTCCATTTTTTTACAGTAGTTCCTGTATTTTTAATAAAATTTAACATTAAATCTTTTAATTGATATACTTTATATCTTTTCCATTTTTCTAAATTTTCATCATTCAATATACCACCAAATAATTTTGAATGTCGTCCCTGTCCTATCATTTGTTCAGGATTTTTTAATAAAATATCGCTTGAATGTTCTGTAAGAGGATTATTAGATTCTGGGGCGATTTCTACAGTCTTTCCTTGTTCTTTTTCTTTGAATTGCATACTCTTAGGTAAATATTTATTAGCGGTTTTCTTTGCACTTTCTACTGCTTTTGCTACTGGTTTAGCGATGCTTACAATATCACCTTTTGACCTTACTGTCGTTGTGTTTTTGCTTTCTTCTTCACCGAGGGATGCTGGATTTACATTTATTATCTCTTTTGCATTTGCACCGAGTTTTCTTGTTAAAACCGCACCTTGACTGTGTCCTATCAATGTTATATTTTTTTCACCGTATTTATCAGCGATTTTTTGATACATATCTTTCGCACGTTTAAACCTTCCTGTGTTTTCATATTCACCTACAGCATATGCTACATTATTACTCCAGTCTGTTAAAGTTGCTTCTGTTCCTCTAAATACTGCAACTACATCACTACCTTTTGTAAAGGTTTTAATTTCTTTGTTAGATAAAGATGAGTCTAAAGTATAACCGTCTATATCACCTGTATGTTTTCCATATGATGCTTTAATAAATAAATTAATATCATTACTTTTTATAGCACCACCTTTTAAAGTATTTTTATATGCTATAATATACTCAATCTCATTCGGGATAACTTGAATAGTTCTAAAATAATAATTTTTTAAAAGAGAAGGTTCAATTTGTCTATACCTTAAAAAATGAGGTTTTGAATTATCAACAGCGAAATGTTTAAAATCTTGTTTTTTTAACCAATTTTTTGCTTTTAAATTAGTGTATTTTTCTTTATTAAAAAGGACTGATTGCACTTTATATTTTTTTGATGACATTTATATATATTTAATATATATAAATATAATTTATTAAAAAAATAATTTTTTAGTATTTGAATTCATATTCATATTCATACTCTTTTATTTTTTCTTTTTGGATTTTATAAACATTTTGTATAAAATACTTAACCATTAATAGACTTAATTTATTAAAAAATTTTATTATAGATTTCATTTATATATTAATCTAATATATTTAATTTAAAAAATTCTGTTAAATTCTTTTCAATTATATAATTATTATATGCACGTCCTGCATCTTTTTCATCGGTAAATTGTCCAATATGAATCTGTTTTTTATTAATCATTATATAAGATTGCCATTTTTTTACGCTTTTATAAAAACTAACTCCTTTATAAATTGATAATGTATTTTTTCGTTTTATTGTATTTCTCATATTATCTTGATGACTACACCACCTTAAATTTTCAATAGAATTATTTAATTTATTATTATCAATGTGGTCTATAACAGGTTTATTTTCAGGATTTGGTATAAAATGTATTGCTATTAAGCGGTGGATTTTAAAAGTTTTTTGAATATTATTTTTACAAATTCCTATTTGATAATACCCATCAGTATCAATATTTTTTTTTAAAATCCTCAGTGTTTTATCGTTCCTCACCTCTCCCAAAATATTAATTGAATAATTAGGATAATCATTTATTTTTACAAACTCCATTATATAAATATATTAATATATCTTTATATATTTTAATTTCTAATAAAATTACCAAAGTATAACTGATGCATACCATCCGCGACTTCCTTCTTTTGCGATATTTTTTGCGTGTCTCAAATGATATAGTCTTCTTCTTTCATCGGCATATTCTTTTCCTTTTTCTTTTAAATAAGTAGGAAAATCAAAATAATTTTTATTTCCTATAGACGTCAAATAATTACCTTCTTTATCAAACACATCTATTTTGTATTGTCCTTTAATTGATTTTTTAATAATTACATTTAATTCTTTTGCTTTTTTACGAGAGTAAGATGTTATTTTATAATCATTCATATATATTAATACTTTATTTTTTTACAGTAAAAAAATATATTAGAATTAATTATTTTATATTTTGCATTTAATAATAACAATGCTAATAACATCTCAATATCTTTATTAATTGCTATTGCACATTTACGCATTGAAGGTATATATAATTTTTTAATAGCATTTTTAATATTTATTATTTTTCCTATTTTATCATTAAAATCAAAAGTATCATTAAATTCTTTTTCTAAAATCTGTTCTTTGCCTTCTCTGTAAAAATAAGAATGATTTTGTTTTATTCCTTCATTAGTTATTCTATAAAATCCATTATTACAAAATTTTTTAACCTTTTTTTTTAATTCAGTAAGATAGTAATCAGTTTCAGGATTTACAAAACTATTAATTAATGGTATTAAATCACTTGGTAGATTTTTTATAAAAAATACATATGAATCCATTGCTATATAATACTTAGATTATTCTTTAATCTCTGTATTTAAATCTAAAAATAAACTTTCTTTAGGTTTCTTCAATTTACGATGATAATATTCTCTGTGATAATCCCTATATTTATCAGGATTCTTTTCCCTATATTCCTTAATTGATTTTAATTTCTTTTCTTTATTTTTATAATAATTTGCCCTCACATACATTCTGTTTTTTTCTTCTTTTGAAAGTTTTTTAATTTCTTCTGTTTTAATTTCTTCTATATTTTCCATTATACTATATAGTTAGATATTAATTTATCTTTAAGTGTTTTTAATTTCTCATTTAATTAAAATAAATTTAAAAAAAATTATTTTCTCTCGTTCAGCATTTAGGATGCTTTTAAAGGATATGGAATGCTGAACGAGAGAAATTTTTTTTTACAATGAATCACAATAAAAACTTTTTAAAGAAATAATTCAGTTTTATCTACAATAGGTTTAACAATAGGTTTTTTTAATATTTTATATAATTCGCATCCTGTTTTAGTATATCCTACTAAACTTTTTGAGTCCTTAGATGTTTTAATCGCTTTAAACTCAGTATCATTCCATTGTTTATAAATCTTTGTTAAAAATTTAATATTTAAATTTAATTCATTACTTGGTGTTATATCTGTTGCTGACTGGTCTCTCATTTTAAAAACATCGTGAATATTTTTTCTGTGAGTTTTTAAATACGATGAAAGTCCCTTAATTTTTTCTAATGATATTTCACCACCTTCAAAACTATTCTCAATATCTAACCCTTTATTTAATTCACATATATATTTAAATTGAAGACTTTTTAAATGATTTTGTTCAATAACATCACCGCACCCTAAAATATCATTTTTAATATTTTGTTTTATATTATTCTTAAATTCAATTCTTGCATTATCAAGAAATTGACGTTTAGCACCATTTAAATAATATTCAAACCAATAGTCATTAGATGGGAAAACAGTCTCTTGAATTAATTCTTCATCAACAATCTTTTTAAAATAAAATTTGTCTTTTTGAAGTTTTGATGCCTCACTCGCCTGTTTTTTCTTTTCTAAATCTGCGATAAGTTCTGCGGTTTCTTGATTAATATCTTCAATATCATCGTAGCAATATTCAGGTTCTTTTTCTTCTTTTTTCTCATTCTTCTTTTTAATTTCTTTTTTATCACTTTTAAGATGATAACCGCATTTAGTAAGGTAATGATAAAATAAATCATTGTAATAAGTATTAGATATGCTATACTCTAATAAATTAAAAAATAATATTTCTCTTAATGCTTTGGGGGTCTGTTCAATAGTTTCAATTTTTAATTTTAATTCTTTTAAAGTCTCATTGTCTTTATCTACCTCATCAATAAGATTAATAAGCATCTCTTTTTTACTTTCATTATATTCATCAAATTGTTCCAAAACATCAAAGTATAATAAATTTCTATTTTTATAATAATTATATTGTTTTGATGTAGGTAATGAAAAAATTAATTTATTGTCTTTTAAATGTCTTACTCTCATTTGACTTTGAAAAGTATCTCTTACACTGCATGTAGGGGCACCATTGATAAACACTTTATTAAAATGGTCTGGCACTGAATAACTATTACCTACTGTAATCGTTGGAGTAGTTGATACAATAGATGCGTCTGTCCAAGTCTCATTTATATTTTTTAATCCTTCAAAAACATCATCATCACCTTTACCGTAATAAAAAAGACCTTTATTATAAAAATCAGTATCAGTTGCTTTTAAAATACCTTTTAAAACAGTTAAATCTTTTTTTGATGAATAACAAATATAATTTTTATTACCTTTTTTAATATCGTCCATTAAAACTTTTTCAAAATCATCTTTTTCTATTTCTATTGCTTCTCTTTGAATAGGTTGAGTATTATTTTTTATCATTGTTATTGATTCATCAAAACTCTTCGCAAAACTAATTGTTCTATTACTTATAAATGCATCTGCTAATATTATTTTTTTAGCATTTTGCATTAAATTAATTAATACATTGTAAATTTCTAAGTATCTTGCTTTCATTGTAGGACTTGAAAACTGATTTAATATACTTTCACTTTCATCAAGGACAATTAAATCATATTTTTTATTAATATCAATTTTATATAAACTCTCTACACTAATTACTAATTTATCCTCTTTATAAGTCTCAACACCATCTAAATAACAACTTATACCGAAATCTGCACTTAGAAATTGAGCAAATGCCTGTCTAGGACTTAAACACAGAATAGACTCATATTTATTAATATTAATCAATCGTTTAATCGCTGTTGTCTTACCCTTACCTAAAAAAGCATATAATATATTAATTTTAGCATTATTCAAAATATTATTTTCATCACTTGTCCCCTCTTGACTTAGAAACTTACTTTTTTCCTCAATAACATTGATACCGTCCAAATCCATATCAAAAAGACTACTAAAACATTGTTGTTGTGTTTTAAAAAATGCTGGATGGGCGATTTTTGCTAATTTACGTAAAGTATAAATATTATAACATTTTTTTTCATCACCAAAACCCTGAGCACCTTTAATAAAAAACTTTTCAAAATCATTGCATTCACCCATTTTATAATTTTTTGATAATTTAGACCAATCAACCCAATCTTGTTTTACACCTCCACAATATCTAATCGCATACCCGATTTTTATCCAAGTCTCCCAACTAACCGAGTTATTAGGTATTAAATATAAATATTGCTTCCATGTATCAAGGTAGGGAACCAATGGTTCCCCTACGACCCCTCCTTTTTGTCCTACAAGACTATTATAATCCATTTTATAATAATTCATTAAACAATTTTCATTATTGATAAAATCATCATCTAAATTATTTTTAATAAATAAACTCTTAGTCTCTTTTTTAGTTTTTGTTTTTTTAGACGGAAGGTGCGGAAACGCTGTTTCTGCTGTTAATAAAATATCTTTTTCAGTGATTGTATCCAGAGTTAAAAAAGTGTCTTTAATAGTATGGTTGGTGATAAGTTTTAAACTTACATTACTACCTATCTTACTTTGTCCTACCATTCTAAAAAGTCTATTTTTACCATATGGTGCTGAATCCATTATAAATTTTTGTTTATCTCCTTTATACCATACTAATTTTTCTAATTCTTCAGTAAGGTCTGTATTTTTAATAATACTAGTAATATAATCAATCCAATTTTTTAAATTATAGCAATCATTAAAATAATATTTTTGTATAACAATATGATATGACATTTTATTTTTTTTTGATGATTTTAATATAACTATATCCTTAGCATCAATTACATTATTAAAATTATTTTCAAATTGTTCTTTCATCCATGTAATAAAAATATTTAATCTTTCTTGTTCTTGTTCTTCTGTTAATTCTGTTTCAATTTCTAAATCAAAATATATCCTTAAAGGTGTTTCTTCAGGGACTACTTCATATAAATTATTATTACTTTTTACTAATGTTTCTAATTCATCAATACTTTTAACTATATTATATTGTTTTACTGTGATAATTTCATTTTTATCATCAGTATATTGAATATCTTGACCAATTGTATATTTTCCCTTAAGTTTTAAAACTGGTAGTAATGATTTATAGAACTTCATATTTTTAACACTTATTTTTTTTTTAATAATTTTAGTAGTTATTACAGGTTGAATTACTTCTTCCTTCATATCTTCCTCCATATCTTCCTCAATTACAGGGTGATTCCATCCTAAAACTTTAATTTGATTAATTTGATTACTTTGCATTTGTTATATACTATATACTTAGATATTAATATTTCTTTATATACTTTTAATTTCTAATTAAATTAAATTAATTCTTTAATAAAATGGTTTTTAATTTCTTATTAAATTTTCCTTATACTTTTAAACTAATGTTTTTAAAATCCAATCTGCGTAATCTCCGTAATAATAAGTTTCTTTACTAGACCATTTCATCCCATTTTGCCTACAGAATGCTTTTAAATCATCTACAGAAAGATATGTATCAAATCTCGCATATGTATCTTTACCTCCAATTATATAACCATTGTGTATAGTTGCTTTTAATCCTTTTAAACTGGTTTTCTTTGTTGTTTTATCGTATTTTTTAAAAAATATAAGACTATATTTATTAAGTGTAGATAGTTGATAATTAAAATCTCTTTCTTTTTTTTCTCTTATTCTAATACAATGAGTATCTGTTTTTTTCTTACTTGTTGTGTTTAAACATTGTCTTAGTCTTACAGAATTATCTTGATGTGATTCGTAATTATTTAAATTTTTCCTTAGATACTCTACTGCTTTTTTTGATTTTTTAATCTTATAAGAGCAATCACCGACAAATACATCATTATATACATCTTCTTCATCCTTTGCATATATTAATACTCTTGTATGCACAGGTTGCACATATACGTAATTATATCTTTTACCTTCTAATTTATTGTTTTTAAACCATTGTTTAACTTCTAAGGGGATAAGTCTAGCAATATTATATTTAAATCCTTGATTAAGAAGAGTAGTTAATTCATTAATGACTTCTTTTTTATTATCTTCAATAATAAGGAGTCTGTATTTTTTCTCTTCTTCTTTGAATTCTTCCTCTTCATCAATAATAGGGTGATGCCATCCTAATAATCTTATTTCTTTAGTTGGTTGTTTAATTTTGTTAATTTGCATTTTAATTTGGGTCATTTGTTATATACTATATACTTAGATATTAATATTTCTTTAAGTAGTTTTAATTTCTAATTAAATTAAATTAATTCTTTAATAAAATGGATTTTATTTTCTTAATAAAATGACTACTTAAAGGAAAATAAACTTATCGCCAACCTTATTTTTTTAAAACCATTGATACTTTTCATTGTAGAATTTAAATAAAAACTTGTCTAAAAAAAGTTTTTATTGTGAAACATTGTAAAAAACCATTTATCTCGTTAAGCATTTCGTATTCTTTAAAAGATGCTAAATGCTGAACGAGATAAATTTTTTTTAAAAATTAATTTATTAAAAGATTAATCAGTTTTAATATAATTATTATCAAGCATATTAACAGATGTTCCCATCGCTTGAGCATCTTTATTTTTTTCATTGCTTTCATCGCTGTATTTATCAGTAAGGTAAATATTTCTCAACATGCTAACACCTACTTTTTTTTTAAATATTTTATTTAATACTCTTGTTATAAAATTAATACTACTTATAGGATGCCCTTCAAAATCTACAAGGAAAGGAGCATCAAATCCTTTTTTAATCATTTTATTTAAAGGATGGACAGAGATATATGATTTTATAACTTGTTGTAAGTCTTCAGGTATTTTTACTACTTGGTCAGGGTAAGTTTTACTAGTTTTAAAAACTTTAAAAATAAATTGATTATCATTAAGGTCTAATTGATTTACTTTTAATTCATCATTTTTATTCTTTGTTAAAATCATTTCTTGATAGTCTTTATTTCTTCTTGGAGGTGTTAATACATATAATGATAAAATAACAAATGATAATATTTTATCAAAATCACTTTCATTTAATTTCTTTTTATTAAAATATTGTTCAGTTGATTCTTTTAAAGAATTATAAATATTTTTTACTTCTTCTTGACTTATCCAATTTTCACTTTGGGTCTCGCTCTTTGTAGTATTACTTTTTAAATCTTTATTTGCATTCATCATCAAAGTATAATAAAAATCATATACCTTTTTTAATTTCTCATTACCTTTTAATAATGATACAATTGCTATTAAATAACTTCTTTGAGTATTTGGTTTTAGATGACTAATTTTTTTTAATATAATCTCACCTTTTTTTAAAAAATTAAAATTCTTAATTGGTTCATTATCATTCAATCGTTTAATATTACTAATATATAATTTAGCAGATGATTCTGTAATTCCTTTTTCTTTTAAAGATTTAAAAATATCAGGTTCTTCGTTTTTGATTTCAGTTGTCATATAATCTATATTAATATATTATTTTTATAGATTAAATTTAAATCTAATTTAATTATTAAAAGATTATTTTTTAAAAAAAAAATATATATTTAATATATATAATGTCTTACTCAACCTATACCATTAATAACCGAGTTACATTTTTACAGAGTGAAATTGATAATATTCAACAAGATTTAGCAAATTACGTCCCTATTAATGGTGATACAACTATAAATGATATTAAGACTTTTTCAGGAGTAGCAATTTTTAATAATATTATAGGGGGGTCTATAAATGGTAATTCAGCAACATCTACAGTAAGCGATTTAACATTATCAGCACCTGATTCATCCTTATCATCAAATGTTGTTTTAAAAGATGGTTTAAATATTTATACAGGTAGTAATACTTTTAATAATATTATAGATGGGTCTATAAATGGTAATTCAGCAACATCTACAGTGAGTAATTCAACCTTATCAGCACCTGATTCATCCTTATCATCAAATGTTGTTTTAAAAGATGGTTTAAATATTTATACAGGTAGTAATACTTTTAATACAATCCCTACATGCCCGATTGTCCCTTCAACCCCTAATGATTTAATTAATTTATCATATTTTAATGCTAATAATCCTAATACTGGTGTTATTGTTTATTTAAATAATTCATTATTACCATCTCCTCCTATTAATTCATATGCTTTATTAGGTATAGATGATGACGGATTACCAACAAGTAATATACCAATATCAATCTCAGGAATAGGGACTATTCAACTAATAAAAGGTTTTGCTAATTATCTACCTACATTATCAATCGGTGCATTTATACCATCTGGTATTTTTGATTTAAATTTATTTTGTAGTGCTAATTCCGCAAGTGATACAACACATATAAGTATTTATTTCGCTTTGTATGGTAAAAATTCAGGTGGTAGTGAAACACAATTAGGGACGAATTCATCCTCAGTAAATGTTGATACTATTACAGTTCAACAATTAAAAATGAGTTTAGCATTACCTTATACAGATATGTCTCCTTATATATCATTTGTTGTAAAATTATTCGCTGTTAATAACAGAAATGCTTCAACATCAATAACAACTTTTTTTGAAGGGACGAATACATATTCTCATATGCATACACCTTTATCTGTATATGTTCCTCCTAATATATTAAGTTTAAATAATATTTTTACGGGGACTAACCAGTTTGATTTACCTATTGTAGGGTCAATTACAGGCAACTCAGCAACTTCTACAGTGAGTAATTCAACCTTATCAGCACCTGATTCATCCCTCTCTGCTAATGTCCCTTTAAAGAATTCAGTAAATATATTTTCTGCTGATAATACTTTTAATAATATTATAACGGGAAATATAACAGGCAACTCAGCAACTTCTACAGTGAGTAATTCAACCTTATCAGCACCTGATTCATCTCTCTCTGCTAATGTTGTTTTAAAAGATGGTTT